AAAGAAGTATCAAAAGTTTCTGTCGTATGATCTGCAGTAAAAACTAAATTAGCAAGAGGGGTATTTCTTTTTGTTGAATCATGAAAAATAGAGCCAGGACGTGAAACTAATTTTCCAGTTTTACCAACTACTGCATTCCTAAGAGTTTTAAGACCAGTCTTATATTTCTCAAGAGTTGTTCTCTCATGAAGTTCAGGAGCTAGTTCACCTGCACCAAAGGCTGATTGAATTGCATAAGCCATTATTCCGTCCTTGCTTGAACGAACTCTGAATCAACTGCTAAGTCTTCAAATGTATCACTTTCCATTCTATCATGTTTTTGCGCTTGAATTTTAAACAAACTATAATCTGCCATGACAGACTTTTTAATATTTAAAGCACCTTTACCAACAATAAGAGATGATGATAAGAAAGCTAACCAATAAGCAAGAGCTAATCCTGCGCTCGGGTTTAAAGAGTTTAAATTTAAATCTGTGTGAATGTATTCTGCTACAGCATCAGCTTGATCAGTGTAAATAACTTTCACACCGTTCAAGGTTCCAGTAGCTTTTGGAATGCTTGTAAGTCTATTATCTTTTCTAAAACCAGAAACAATCCTTCTTAAGAAGGCACATTTTGTAGGATATTTATAAGCATATAACCATTCATCATTAGGATTTGTTTCTATTAATTCTAATGCTTCTCTTTCAGAAGTTGAATCAAGATCAAGATCTTGAAGAACTTGAGATAATGCAGCGGGGAAATGTAAATTTAAAACTTTACACTGTTTTGATTTATCTGATTCAGGATCAGCAATTTGAGAATCAAGGAGTAATGCTCCTAATGCCAAATTATAAATTTGAACTTTAGTGTACATTACTCCTCCTAATTATTAGATTTTTTCCATCCAATTTTTAGAGAAATGTTTCTCTTCTTCGATGAAAAATTTGTCACCTGGATTCTTACGAGAATTCCCGTAAAAACCTTTTTCGATAGCTTTAACTGCAATTTTTTTCGGAGCTTTTACTTCCGCTTCAACAGATTTAGCTTTGGAAGCTGCAGGTACAGCTCCCGGTTTTGGAATAATATCATTAGCCACAAGGACCTCCTATTAGTTGTTATCAGCGTGAACAACTTTAGGGAAAGACTTGTACTTAGCAATTTCGTCTTGAGGGACTAGCCAAGCGTTAGCTGTTACTGTAGTTGCTCCACCAGAAATTGTATCTTTAATTCCAAGATAACGTCTAGTTTTTACACCTTGAGGAACTGGAATCTCATGTTTTGAACCAACAGTCAAAGCTGCTGCCAAAACAGAGATAGAACCTAATACCTCGACGTTAGTTGTTAAAGCAGCATCATCAGCTTGGATAACTGCAAGAACGTGAGTAGAACCTGCACCAGCCGCAACTGTAGGAACAAAAAGTCCTGCTATTCTACGTCCAATTGTAGGATCTGCGTCTGCTGATAAAGTGTCGATTGAACTTGAGCTTACTGCTGTTGCAGTAAAAGCTTGAGCTGAACACACTTGATTTAATACGTCTAAAATCATATTAACCCCTTGTTAAAAATTAAAATAAAAAATAAATCGCTATTACAAGGGGAGCTTTGACTCCCCATTTATTATTAAGATACTACAGATTCAGTATTCAATAGAGCATCAGTCACTACAACTTGACGACCTAAGAATGTTAATACTGGTTCACCTTGGTAATTTTGGAAAGTCAATCCACCACCAGCACCAACTTTATCAAGAGATTGCTCATGTAAGAATGAAGCAATTGTTGAGTTCATGTAAACATATCCTTTTCCAGTTCTTACTGCAGCAGGAATTCTGTAGTGCGCTCTTGTCATTAATTTTAACAAGTCAGCAGCAGAAACTCCACCAGCTTTAAGATCAGAGATATCAATGTTACAAATTCTCGCACCAGCTCTGTAATCTTTAATTACTAAACCGTGATCCATTTCAAATCCTTCTTCATAACCCCAGAAAGTTCCAGGGTTACCGTTTTCATCAGTTCCAAGAATTTGAACTAAACCTTTATCCTCTCTCTTCAAACCAGCTTGAGTACCTGCAGGATAAATCCCGAAGATTGTATTCTCGCCCCAGTCAACAAAAAGAATTGATGTGTTATCTGAACCTGCTCCACCAGCAGAGATAACTTGTTTTGAAGTAGGTTCAGAAGTACTCAAAGTTGAGTAAACATCCATGAAACCTGCTACTTTACGAGCATCTTCACTTGGTGAACCATAGATCATCAAATCAGCGTGCTCAATTGCCATCGCTTGAATATGACCTTGAGCTTGATTCCAACGATTGAAACCTACTCTGTCTTGACCACCACGAGCAGCAACCATTTTATCCATTTGAGATTTTGACTCAAAATGAGCTGCTGTAAAACTTCTCTCTTCGATCAAAGATTTTGATGCAGGAATTGGTTGATTCGCTTTTCTGTAATAAACAGAAGGAAGATTAGATCTCAATGACTCTTTATGAATTGTTCCTTCATTCATCTCCATATAAGGGATGTGTTGAAGAATTGGATTTGATTGCATTAAAACTTCTGCAACTTTACCAATTTGTTTATCTTTGCTCTTAGCTACGTCCATTAGTGTTAATAGACCGTTGTTCAATGCTCCCATTTAAGCCTCCATTTAAAAATTAATTTGTTTTATAATAATCAGTTAAAAAATCATACTTTCCAGCAGGCTTTGTCTCGGGAGCTTCTGGGTCTCCATTTACTAATTTCTCAGTCTCATTGAGTTTCTTAGCAATGGATAAGTACTCTTTCATAACTACAGGAGGCAACATTCCTGCCTTGTCTGTCAACATCTTTTTTAACCCTGGTAAGAAATTTGTCATAAAGTTATTAATAGTTTTTAAATTTGCATCGAAATTAGCTCCACCAAAGTCTTTATCAGTCTTTAGTTCATTGTACCAATTAGACCTAAGTTTAGTTTCTTCTAATTTAACTTGTTTCTCTAGTTCAATTTTTGCTTGTTGTTGATTTGCTATTTCAGTTTTTCTAATTTCAACTAAAGCATCTCTCGCTTCTTTTGGTAAATTATGTTTGTCAAAATATTCAGTAAAAGATTTTTTATCAGCTTCAGGTAAATTACCAAAGTCAGTTACAATTTTATTTTTATCATCTGCAGGTGGTGGAGTTGTTGGAGGTTCTGCAGGTGGTGGAATAACAGGTGGTTCAATAGGTTGTTCGTACCCAGTACCTACTTCTGTTGGTTCCTGTTGCGGTGTCGCTGTTGCATTTGGTTGACCTTGAGTGGTCCCCTGGTTTTGTGTTGCTTGGGGTGGCGGTGGGACTGCTGGTTTAATCGGATAGCCGAAACTGTCGAATTGATCCCCTTGCGTTTGAGTCGGCGTAGAGTTCGGCGTAGGCGGCGTGACTGGGGGTGGAACTTGAGCATTGTTATAACCTCCTGCTCCTCCAGTATCTCCTGTGTTTAGTTGGTCGTATAGTATCCTAGACTTTTTTAACAACATTTTCTCTCTCCTGTGTGATTTTTTCTTTTTCGATATTAGCTAAAATTAATCCTGCAATTCGAGGATCTGCTTCTGAAACAATTCTGAATAAAGCTCTACCTGGACGTAAAGATCCTAATTTATCAATTAGTAAATCTCCCTGTAAAGCCATGTCAGGAAGTTCACCATATTCAAAGTGTTTGAATAAATAAGTGAAAACCCTAAACCCTGGTGAAGTGTTTATTACTGATATGATGTCTTGGAGCATTTGTTGATGCTCCATTAACTCTCTATTTTCTATATCTTGAGCGGTGATTTCAGACATAAAAATTAGTTGGCGTCTGACCAAGTTCCTTTAGATGAAATAACAGTCCATTGAGTAGCTGAGATTGCTTCCAAAGTAATATTATCCCCAACAGTAGCATTTCTTGAAGCATCACCAGCGACGTTAGTAGAGTTCATAATAATATCTGCATCATCAGGATTAATATCAAAATTTGAAGCATTTAAAGTAATGAATGTAAATCTGCATCCAAGAACTGTAGAAGCTTCAGGTAAGTTGATAACTACTGCACCAGAATTATAAACTGTTGAACCACATTGAGATGAAGTAAGAGTTGTAGCTGTTGCTAAAATTCTATTTTGAAGCGTCCCATAAGCAGCATTGCTTAAATTTAAAGTTGCCCCTGATTTAGTACAAGTTAAACCTGAACCGCACGACATTGTGCTAACTAATCCAAGGTTAGCCGATGATGTCTTTGCTTGAAATCCTGCTAATGCAGCTACTCCAAAGAATACCGTTAAAATAAAATAAATTGTTGCCTTCATAAAACTCCTTTTATTGTTGTTGCACTTGTTGTGCTTGTTTTAAATCTTTTACTGCACCTGCCACACTTGGAAGTGCTTCAGTTAACATTTGCTGTCTTTGTTGCTGTTGTAAAGCTTTTTCTCTCATAGCATCTACATCACCTTGATCTCTATTTAAACCAGCAGGTAAAAATAACCTATCTTCATATAAATCACACAATCTATCCAAATTAGCTTTTTGGAAAATTGAAGGATCTAATTGTCCTACTCGTGTTATCATATCAATGTACTGATTAATTTGAGGTAAATCTGCAGCTCTTTGCGCCTGTGCAAAAGTTGATATCATTTCAATTCTTAACCATTCACCTTGAAGTGCTTCAGGGGGAGGAGGTAAATAAGGATCTTTCTCGATCACATAATCTGTAACAAAATCAATTACTGGAATATTATATGACCAATTCAATGCTTGTAAATTTGGACCAATGACTAGTTGCTGCTCATTAATAATTGCTTGAGTTTCTGTTGCAGTTCTTGTCTTAGGATTCATCGATAAAAATAACAAGAAGTCTGCAAAATAAAACTTATCAACCATTCGTCTTAAGTCTTCAACATCTGTAGTTAAAGCTACAACAGCAGGATTAACCTCATAAACATTTTTCAACCCTCCTTGAGCCATTCCTGTAGCATCTATTGGTATATATCTATTTGCTTGAGTTGTAATGTAAGATTTTTTAAGATGAGCTGGACCCTGAACTGTTGGTGATAACATTTTCTCAATAGCAACATCTTTACTAATTGCCTTTTTATTAAGCGATTTAATAGCGTGAATAGCCATTGTTGTAGGACCATTCTCACCGTATTCAAAATTATCAGAGCTATCTGATTTACCAACAATGAAAGGTTTTCTTGATGAGTAAGAAATTTTTAAAAAAGTCTCATCATCATCTCCATATTTCATTCCAAAGTAATCTGTACTCGATTCTTTTTCACTTCCACAAGATTCATAGGTATGAATACACCATTGTCGATTTGTTCCACCTACAGGTTCATTAGGATTAAATTTATCATTTTTTTGGTAAATAGCTGTGACTTCAACTTTCTCAGTGTATTCAGATCTATCATAAAGATTCTTTACATTTGGTGAAATATTATCCCATAACGCTTTACCATTTTTATCTTTTTTACCGTAAGTATCCACCAATGCTTTAACATTTAAATTAAATTTCCTGACTAAAATATCTGCTTCATTTAAAGCATTATTTATGACCATATATGAACCAGGAACTAAAGTATGGAAATGAAGTCTATCCTCTAACTCGTCAATAACATGACAACCAGTATTAATGGCTCCATAGTCATAATAAAATTGACCAGCAGCATTATAGAAATTAGATGATGCCAATACAGACAAAACTCTACGAGTCAATGTATCCATCCACAATCTATTTTCAGTGGCTCCATTAATATCTTGATTTGGATGAATATGTCTAAACCATGGACGAGTTGAAGAAGTATTACCTTCTAAAAATCCTGCAACAAAAGATCTATGTGCTAATAAGTGAGTACCATCAACAATATGATTATTATTTCGTTGTCCTTCAGGTTGATTTTGAATATATCTCATCCTATGTGGAATTACCCATCGACCTAAATCAATCCAAGTACCTTTAACCATGTTGAACTTTTGTTCAGCAATCTGTTTAATGTACTCTAAATTGGACTTTGAATATTTATCTTTCATATTTTATAATCCTAAAAAGTCTCTGGTTAAATTGTTATAAGCCTGGGTTCCCGCTGCAGCAGATGATGTCAAATAAGCATTAGCTTGTGCTTGTCCAGCTTTACGCGATGCTGCAATATCAGCATTTTTCATTTTATCTATTTGCTCTCGTCTAAGTCTCTCTGCTTCTGCTCTTTGATCTGCCAATGCTTGTTCAGCTATGTTATTCGCTCGACGCGCTTGATTAGCCCCTGTTAACTCACCAGCAATCTCACTAACACCTCTAGTCCATGCACCAGCTTGAACTTGACCATTGTCAAATCCTATTAGTCCACCTGTTAGTAAATTTGCAGCTACATTCTCAGGACTAGCTCCACCAGTAGCAGCATCTAAAGCAGAATTAACTGAGTTACCCGCATTGGATAACTCTCTATTAGCCGTATTTGAAATTGAACTTGCTCCCTCTTTAGCTTGACAAGCGACATCCCACCAATCACAACCCATAAAACTCCCTTACCTTTTTAGATTCTCTATTTTAGTTAACACTGTCAAGACTGCATATCATCGTAATTAGGTACACTCTCTGGCATTTTATAACTCATATCACCCGTTGTTCTTTCAACTTGGTGATCTAAAATTGGCATATTCTCTTCCAATCTATCCAATACTTTGCGGGAAAATTGAAGCACAAATCCATCGGCTAAATCCGGTGATTTAAGCATTCGATCTTTAATATCTTTCTTACTCTCAGCTAATTTCTTTAAACTAGTTTTATGTCTAGTACCTTTAGTCCAGGTTAATTGACTTTTAATTTCCTCTAAATCCTCTGGATTTTTAGCGCAAATAACATGACCATCTAAAAGTGCTTTATTCGCCTCATAATACATTTGTGCTCTAATGTTGGCATATTCAGACTCTTTAGGGTCTGCCACATCATTAGGGCTATTTGCAAAGCTTATAAGCTCCCAATGATATTTACCGTCGATGTTAGCTAAAGTCTTTAAAGCTGTACCTTCCCCTTGATCGACTAAAACTCTATCAACTTTTAAAGATTTCTCATATCCGCATATTTTCTTATAAGTATAACTATGATCTTGTCCTTGTTCAGGATCTAAAGCGTATCTCTCAAGCAAACAACTATACATCCCTTGGTGGTGCCAAATTGAGGTCTCATCCCCACCTGTCCACGCTGGATCGACAGTTAGAATACTTGGTAATATTTTCACACTCTCGACATCAAAATCTTTACCCTTCTCAATCCCATTTAATATCCCTTGTAACGCAATGATACTATCTTTAGCAGTCTTTCTAGGGAGCCCTCGAACCCTAACCCTGAAGTCATCATGGTCCTCATTCCCACCAGCTAGTCTTAACCACTCTTTGATCAACTCTTTATCAACATGGTCCAAAGTCCTGGTATCAATACGAACCGCTCTCCACCCTGGATCAGCCATTAATTGCTCAAAGTATGAATTTGGATCATCCGAGTTCCCGAACACTAACCAAATTTTAATAGTATCTACGTCAGTAAAGGCTCCCGAAGCGTATTTAAAGATAACTCCGGGAATACCAGGGGCTTCCTCGAAAGTATAACTAATAGCATGACCTTTATTATGAAGACCCGAGACCGCAGCAGGTGTCTCTTCAGACCAGTTAAAATGATCGAGCCTCCATTGATCTCCCCATTTCTCATCTTTAGCTTTAATACTTGTCCCAAGCTTCTCAAAATAGTAGTCATGATATCTAGCCCTTCTAAACCAAACGTCGTACTCAGGCCAAACCACTGTCTTTAACTGGGTATCTGTATTGGCTGTTATCCTACCTCTCAATTTACTCGTATAAAGTAATATTGTATTTATGATAGCTCCAAGTGCAGTCTTGGCAGCTCCATTCCCCGACGATACAATTAACTTATATGTAATGTATCGCGTCAAAGGATTACGCAAATGCGCACTGATTAACTCAAGCTCTTTGATCTGCCAAGCATACAAATGAATATGCTCCATATCAGTACCAGGCTCACCAAATCCAAATATCAAATATGCAAGCTTCACAAAGTCATATCGATATAATGCAATTAGCTCTTCAAACTGTTCAATGTCTTTAGGGTTATATTTATTCATGCGTACCCTCAGTCACATCCTTTGCAACTAAAGCCCGTCTATCCTCTGCATCTTTAATTCTACCCAACAACGTCTCTCTCATATTAACACCAACATCGTGTTTAACTTCCACTTTCTTAGTAAACACATCTTTCTCACTACCCAACATCTCAGCAGCTTTTAACTTATCCCAAAACTCAAACTTTAATATTTTCCCACTTATCCCAGTTATTACCCCATTAGGGTCCTTCTCGTACACATTCATCACATTTAATTTTTTAATAACCCGACGTGTCTCAGGGGGTATCTCATTTAAGTCCTCGTAGTACCCACCCGTAGCAGGATTAAATAAGTCAACTGGGTCGAATTCTAAAACCTCTTTAACCTTCTGAACTACTTCTTCAGCATCATACCCATATTTTCTAGCATTCATATTGGCAATCTTACTTACACAGTCGTAAATGTCTGGATAACTTATAAGTCTTCTACCATCAATGGCACTTAATCCAGCCTCTTTAGCTGCCTGCTTTACATCCTTACACACAGCATAATTAGATATGAATCGAAGGATATTCGGATCAGTCGCGTGTTCTGGTTTCAATGTTGAAGAAATGACTTGGTCATAAATCGACTGATGAGAGCTAATGGTTATCTCTTGTTCGAGGAGTGGTGGGTTTACTTTAATTTCTAATGTGTCACCAACTCTTTTATATGTTGGTTGAGGTATTGAATTACCAATTATAGCATCCTGCTCGTACTGTTGTTCGACACTCAGAGGTTGCATAGGTAATGGTGGCATTGGGGGTCTTGGTGGTTTTGGCAAGGTCATGTGGTCTCCTTTTGGGTAGGTTATTTTACCTTTAGAAAGTTTGTCAAATTTTATACTCTATATATTTTTCAAATCTATTAGGTATTAGGTGTGATAGTATATATTTTAGGTCTAGAAAAGTTTATGAAAAATGCGAAATTTTTGGGAATCACCCGCCCCCACACTCCTCGCCACAATTTATTTTTGACCCACCCCACCTCTAAAAACATTTCAACCTATTAAATCATCTAAATTTAATTACCCTTAACAAACCTTCAAGCTCTCTTAATACTCAACGATGCTATCTGCTTCGGTTGCTTAGCTGTATTTTTTGCAATCAGTGTCTATAAGATCTACACGCATTGTTAGCTCAACGGTGATATAACATTGCTAGACCTTGGTCTTTGGATTGCATAGATATTAAGTCAAACAACTAAACTCTTTGAAGGGAGTTCAAAATGAAAGCAATATTATTAACATTAACAATGGCTCTTAGTTCACAAGCTGCAACATATTTAGAATGCTCAAGTAAAGATATTAAAACTTGTACTAAAGAAGTTAGCAAAGGTGAAATGTTAAAAGGTTTATTTCTTAACAACGGTAAAAAGTACGTTAAATTAACATTTCAAACTTTAAATGAGAAAAAAGGAACGGCAGTAGAAGACAGAGAGTAATTTTAAAGAGCGCATAGGTTTCTATGCGCTTGCTTAAGGTTATTCAAACGAGGTGATATTATGAGATACAAATCAAAAAAAGAAAAGAAACGTAATTTAATAATTTATTTTGTTGTTATGTTCTTATGCTATTTCTATTCGAGGGGGAGATAATGAGCAAACAGGAATTTAATGAATGGATAGAAGACTTAAAATCTCAAGGTTATGATGAACAAGAGATCGAAGAGATCATTGAAAATTATTTAAATCAATCAAACGAGGATTAAATGAAACTATTAATATTATTAGCTGTGATTAGCTGTGTTGCATGCACCAATATGAAAACAAAACCGACTCTCATCGTTGAAACTCCTAGCTTGGAATTAAACGATCAAGGCATTCCTGTCGATTGTTATGACTCTAATGGTCAATTTGATGAGAATAGAGGTCATGATTACTTAGATTGTGATAACTTAAATAATAGAGTTCAGTTTTAAATATATATATACTCAACGGTGTTATAGCATTGTTAGTTAGTATATATGTTCTTTGCACAAAATTGTGCAGTTTATTAGGTGTATATGATGTTATATGTAACATAATTCGGTATAACATTGAGTACTCATTGAGTAATTAGGTATATATTGAGTATACTTGGAGTATTATTGGTATATAATAGGTATATAACCAATATAACAAAGGGTTGTTTTAAGTCTTCAAGTATACTCAAATTCACTTCGACACAAGACCCCATGCTTAAAAATTAATCTTGATTTTTTAAAATTCCCAAGTTACAATAGCTAAATATAGCGAGAGAGAGGGAGAGAGCGGTAGAGAACTCCCACTCTCTCCTAGGTTGCATTTCAGCTAAAGTAAAAATAATAAATTAAAATAGTTTAAAAAGTATATATACAATATAGGAGAGATATATAATGAATAAACAACAGAATAAAGTATTGTATTATAATCTAGATATACTACTAGATATAATACAATCAAAAGATTCAACCAATAAAGTACTACCTAAGTATAGAACAGATCTATCAGAGATACTTTTAAAAATCATGCATGATACTGTAATAAAATCACCTCATTGTCTAGAAGCTGCTCAAATGAGAGATGTAATAACTAAATATACACTATTTCAAGAAACCCACTATCCTGATGTAAAACCCTTTGACATTGGTGATTTAGGAATAATCTATTCCTCTGATTCACATTACAGCTTTAAATTCCATGACGAAGACATAGCTGTAAACAGTAAAAACGTAAGAGAATATTTAAAATCTCTCGGGTTTTATTTTGTAAAGGTTAATAAAACATGGAGAGTTAAGAGAATGATATCTATAAGCACTGACAATTTTGATCTTGAGATGTTTAAAACAGTGATTTTAGAGCGATATGATATGGATAAGAAAGCGAGAGTTTCATGAGTAAATTACCAAGACCAAACGTGATCAGTCGTGTCTGGATTGATAGAAATAAGAGACGATTGACTGTTAATATCCAAGAGCTAAACAGACAACTAAGTGATATTGAGAATGCTTATCCTTGGGTGCCAGACTGTCCTAAGTTTGAGCGCATGAGATACGATGACTTATACAGTGACTATGTAATGTATAATAATCAATTAGAAGAATTAAAAGAGATTGAGAGGTGTTATCGTGGGAATTAATATTGGTAAGATGAAACACGACCCAGCAAGAAAAGGCATTTTTGTTCAGAGGAATATTAGATCAAAAAACTCACAAACTTATGTAAAGCCATTTTGTGTGACTTTTCCGCGACTCGCTAACATAGGAGTAGACGACAGTCAGGTAATTTTTCCAAGTGGTGATTTTAAAACTTTTAAGCAAGCGCATGATTTTGCATTGCAAGTTAAAAAAATTGATTCACGACTAAAAAATTGCCCAGTGTTTTTACTCGACAATCGTTGGATAAAGTCTAGCGCAACGAGAGAATTTCAAAGGATAGGATAAAAAACAATGGGAATAATTAAAATAGGTGATCGTGTAGCTTATAGCGCAGACTTTTTAAGATCAATCGCAGACTATTCAAAAAGATCTGCCGATAAAAGAGGTCATGTAACTAAAGTCGAGATTGATGATAAAAATTTTAAAGTAGTGTTTGTAGACGGTGACTTTGGTCATGCTGTGAATATTAAAAATTTAAGGAAAGTAAAAAACAACATGGTCATAGAGTGACCAATAATAAGAAAGGTAAAGACAATGGCAATTAAACATAATTTACAATTAAAAAGGCTTTCTCAAATAGCAAATAAAGACGTGGTTAGATCACAACTATGTCAAGTTTATAAGGATAATGAGAGTAAATCTCTGATAAGCACTGATGGTCATAGAATGATACAAGACAAGTCTAGTTATGACTTGGTAGACACAAGCTTTGACGCTAACGTCTATTTAAAGACTGGGCATATATATCCAATAAATGAGCAGTTTCCGACGAGTATCGCAAGACAATACTTTGGTGATTTTAAAGAGACTCACAAAGAGTTACCAACATTTAAACTACCTGATATTAGTAAACTTAATACTTTTAAAAAACCTTTCATAACTTATTTTAAAGAAAATGGTGAGAAGACTATAATAAATAATCCTGGCGACGCTGTATTCGCGCTCGACTTACGACTCTTGGACGTGTTGAGTGAGCGAGATATAAAGATCTGGTATAAGGACCAGAATAAACCAGTAACCATTGAGTTAGTTGATGAGCCTGATGTCTTAATGGTCGTAATGCCTGTGAGATTATAATGACTAAATCAGACATATTTAGAGCCTATCTAGAGTTATGGCAACACGTTGAGAATGGAACAATTGATAATAATTTTTTTGATTTAAGAGATAGGTATAGAACTATTTCAGCGGGTTTTTATTCAGAAATTAACAAGTCAATCATGGATAGCGACCGGGATTTTAAGAATTATTGTGAATCAAATTTGATTTTTGATAATAACTACCAAAGTCTAATGTGTAATTTATATCAGAATTACTTGAAGGCTGGGATAGGGAATCTAGGTAAAGGGCAATTTATAAAACAACTAATGAATAGTTTTTCGGGTTTAACCAAGGTTAGAACTGGACAACGACGATATATAAGAGGGGTAAGGGTAAAATAATGAGTACATTTAAAGAGCGTAGAGAACAAAAAATTGAGAGATTTAAAGAGTTAGCTGTAAAAAATAAGGAAAGAGCAGAGTCAAGATATTTAGCTTTTAAATCAATTCAAGATCGAATTCCATTAGGTCAACCTATAATGGTAGGTCATCACTCAGAACGAGGTCATAGAGCAGATATCAAAAGAATGGATTCGCATTTAGGTAAAATGTCAGAGCATTTTTCTAAAGCTGAATACTACGAGCGGAAAGCTGAAAAAATGGAAAATAATAAGTCTATTTTTATTGAAGACCCTGAAGCTTTGGAAAAATTATCGGATAGACTTACAGCTTTGAAAAACTTAAGAGATGCTTATAAGACTTTCAATAAGACATGGCGCAAGGATGGATTAGAAAAAGCAATAGAGCAATGGCCAGGTGATAAAGATTCAATACGAAAACTAGTAAACATTTATTGTAAACTGTTTAATCATGAGACGCAAACAAGCGAGTTTTATGATAAGAAGTGTTTACCTTCTTATCTATTGGTGAATCTTGGAGCTAAGATCAAAAGATATGAGTCAAAAGTTGAAATTGTTCAAGAAGTTCAAACAATGAGTGACACTGAATTTTTTAATGAAAACGGAATAAAAGCTTGCATTGAAGAAATGAGAGTTAATGTTTATTTTGAGACAATACCAAATGAAGAATTAAGATCAAAACTTAAGAGGTCACCTTTAGCTTTGAAATGGAGTCCTTTAGGTAAATGTTGGACTAGGAAACTGGGAGCTTCAACCCATATTGAATATTTTAAAAAGTGTTTGATTGAGGTATTAAAGTCATGACAGCATTAAGACATAAAACCACTATCAAAGGATTGAAAGTGTATTATATTTGTCGAAAGGTTAGGACCCTAGAAGGTGATAAGATCGAGATCTTAGACGCACCTAGTGGTTATTGGTACTATAAAGGAACTGATTTAGGCTTTACCTGTAAAACCGATGCTATTGACGCTTTAAAGGCTTATGAGCGTGTTAAAGGTAAAACTACAGCCTATGTTAAGAAAATTGACGATGATTCAATGGTGAGCGGATATGAGACGTAAAACTAGGGTTGGGATAAGGTACGGAAAGCCTAGGGTGGGGAAAAAGTTTGAGGATGACCCACATTTCTTCGGAATGAAAATCTATGTCCCCAAGACATTGCACACTGTCATGCAGAATTTCAGGACTGTTAGAGGGATACCAATAGCTAGGATGATCACTATCGCGATATTCAATGAGTTAAAGCGTGAGAAGCCTTTTGAACTAAAACTAAAACCTGATACCCCTTTTATTCCTGGTAAGTATGCAGAACAGGGAAGTCTAGTTTTTAAGTTTTTGGTAGCTAACGGTGGCGGAATGGCTTTAGATCTTTTGGTTTTAAGCCGAGAGATGTTAGGAATAAAGGATGAAGACACTCTTTTACACGCTGTCAGGGAGCTAAGAGAGTTAGATTTGATTGAAGAGATTGTAACTACACAGTGGGCTAAAGTGCCATGGTTACAAATAAGGAGATTTCAAAAATAATTTAGGAGAATTTTGAGATGATGTATGATGACATGATAGTCTTTACAGCCAATGACCTTAAAGAATGGATGCAAGAGTTTCACATGGGACCGAAAGCATTATGTAATCTATTAGGTGTGACATATAGCTGTGTGCTCTATTGGTTGCAAGGGAAACGTAAAATCCCTCAAACAACAATAAAACTTTTACTTTACTTCAGGCGTTATCCGCAACGAATGTTTGACTTCTAATTTCATTCATTCTTTTATTACTCCACATAAGGAGTAGATATGAGTGAATGGAAACACATGAGTAAGTTTAAAGGTAGAACTTTTGTTGGTAAATATGGAAAGCTTAACGGTGATAGAGTATTTCAATTAATCCCAAATGACGGATTAGGTGGAGTTAAGTCATTCGAGAGTTTCCAAGAAGCTAAGAAAAAAGGTTATTTAAAAGTAAAATAAAACGATCAGCGGTGAGGGGAAGTTTATAATACCTTTCTGACCCTTGCCGCTTGATCACTAAATGGAGAGACTGATATGAGAGACGGATTTGAACCATTAGATAGAAAAGAATTAAAAAAAATAAGTAAAGAAAAGTTAATTGAAGGAATTCATAATGATTATGATCGAGTCAATAAAGAATTTAATAGACATGATGAAATTATCAAAATGAGATATGAAGAAAATGTTCAATTAAATAAAACAATAGAAGAAATGATTAAAATTGATGAGATTAAAAACAAAGATCTCTCAATTATGCAACAAGCTTTAAATGATGTTGAAGAAAAAAACAGAGCTTTAAATGTGCAATTACTTGACCTTCGTAAAGCTTTAAAAACAATGAGTCAATTTTTATGA